TTATTCTATCGGTGCGCAGTGTCCGGTGAGCGTAAACAGCAGATATGGGGTTCCAAAGCCTTCGTCTTTTGGGACGCCGCCTCGTGTGAGGTTGAACCGAAGGTCGGGGTCGATTCGCAGAACGGGGGTGCTCCAACTGCCGCTCATAAATACCTGACTTTGGAACTCCACCGGGATCGTCTCCGCTTTCGTTCCGGAAGGGTTGAAGTATGGCATCGCGGGTTCCCAGCCATCCTCCCAATTTTTCATTGAGGTTTTGACTACGAGCCCGTTGGGGTCATATTCGGCGCAAGCGCCATAATTTCGCACTTCAAACCGTCCCGTCGTCACGTCAGCACAGGTGGCAACTCTCAAAACGAACGATTTTGGCGCATCGGACCATATCGACACCGTGCCATCACTTGGATTGAAGGCGTATGCTGACTCAGCAACACAAGCGTGAATGCCGACTCTCGGATCGGCACCAGCGGGGCCGAATATTGAGACCGCAGCAACCACAACAGCGGCAATCTTTCTCACACTCATGTTCAAAGTCCCCACATTTGGCGTTAGCGAATTCAACTGCCATGTCCCACTATATAACGAGCCCGTTCAAACAGTTCGTCAAAAGTAATAACTTCCGGCCGAGACAGGTTCTTTCGATAGAGTTCGAATGCGCGGTACTTGGATTGATTGACTCCCTCATCAGCAACAAATTCCGATAAGCTGCCGACGACCAAAAATGATTTTGGCGCGATATTAAAAATCAGTTCGCCAGTCGGGAAACCTGCCTCATCGTCTGGACGGATCGATTTTTCCCATTCCTCTACAGCATCTTGAACAGTCGCTTGGATTTGAGCAACCGCGCCCGACAATTCCGCATCCGGACGGAATGTGTTTCGATATTCCGTCTTCGCCAGTAGTGGTGACTTGTGGTGTTTTATCTCCACAAAACAAACAGAATTGAGCAACCCTTGGGTTTTCATAATTCCATCAGGCTGCCTACCAGGCGCCAGCATACTGCTGCCGCGAAGCGTCTGCTGAAGCGGCTTTCCATCTAACGCACTCAGAAACTGATACGCCAATCCGTAGCCGAATATCCAAGTGTTTTGTTCGAAGAACTCCTGCCATACTGCTTCGCGCGAACCATGGCATCGTTCACGTTCTTTCTCGAATGCACTTTCGTCGGTAAGCAGAGTTTCGAACCGCTGGAGCTGCTTCCTTCGGTAGCCAAGTGCAACAAAGTCTTTCTGAAGGTCCGCGTTCTCTGCGATCTGGACTAGCAGTTCGCTGTTTCCAGACAAAACTCGATGGAGCTGCCCGCGGTCAAGAATCATCTCCACTAGTTCGTGGTCCGAGACGTGGCGCGTTCCAGGGTCGCTTACGTCGATTAATTTTATGCCAGCAAGAAATCGGACTAGCGTGGCAATTTCGTGAGGCCGAAAAGTGAAGGAAGACTTCTCAACGGGCCCCGACTTACTGTTGTGCTTTTGAAGCACCAGAGTCTGAAAGCGCCGATCATCCTCGATAAATGTCGCTTTGATCTGCTGGCGCCCGCCATGAGTTGAGCGCAACACTATTTCGTCCTTAACGGTCCCAAAGTGCACAGCCGGTTCTGCATCCATCACTCGGGATATGATCCGCAATTTGGCCCCTGAATAGCTGTTGACGATCTGCCTCGACATAATCGATTTGTCTGTCCGCCTATTGAAAAACTGACGGCGTTCTTCTTCTTCATCCATGCTGATCCTCCGCCCCAGCGGACTCTTTGCCGATCCCGCAATTCAACTTTTGCGTATCCAAGCTGAATGAATAGTGATTGGCAACTCAGGGGAAGAGGCAATCGTTCGCAATTCGTTTTCCCGCGCGTCCATGCGGATGTTGACCAATCCGCGCACCGCCACGGCGTACACAACGCAATCCAGCGCTTCTGCCGCCCGGCCCTTGATACGTTCCCATTGGCCATAGGGACGCCCATGGCGATAACGAACAACCCGGCGTTCGGAAGTCAGTTGTTCGAAGAAGACGGGCGCGAGATCGGCCGAAAAGCGCATCTGGGCAGCATCAGCAAAGCGCTTGAATAGCTGCCCTTTCACGCCGTCGACTCCGACAATGAACAGGCGGCCCGCCTGAGACTTGCTCCGTTCGATGGCGGGACGGTTCCCGGCCGCGCCCTTGATGGCATAAACCCGGCGCGCGAACCTCGACTTGCAGAAGTCCATCACGGCATCGGTCGTTTCACCGTCACCCGAGTCCACGGCCGTCGCCGAAATGCCGATCTGGCCGCCAAGAGGATGCGGCCAGGATTGCTTCAGGTGCCCGTCCAGTTCGGCCCATACCTCGTCTTCCTGCGGATCGCCCCAGAACACGTCATGAGCCAGCACCAGCGGCACATTGTCGGCCGTCCAGCCCATCAGCACGCATTCCAGACGGTCGCGCTGCACGTCCACGCCTGCCGTGATGATCCGCACTTCGGTCGGGATGGCCGACAGGCCGAAGGGCTCGGCACGGGCCTGCAATTCCGCCTCGTCGGCTTCCTCGCCCCCTTCCCGCCAGCCTTCAGCAAGGATCGTGTTCACGAACGTCTGCAAGGTGGCAGGGTCGCGCTTCGCCACGACGAATTCGGCCGCGAGCCTGCCCCATGCAGCATTGGCCAGGGTCGAGACAAGGGCGTTGATCCGGAAGCCTGCATGGCCCTTCACATGCGGCGCGGTCGCACGCCATTCGCCATTGGCCACAAGGTCCGGCTTCTGCCGCTCTTCGATCACGCCCCCGCAATGCGGGCAGACGCAATAGGCGGACTCCGGCTCGCCTTCCGGCCATTGAATGTGCTTCCACTGAATCTCGAACCGCTCGCCGCATTCCGGGCACGGGACTTCAAAGACTCGCTTGTCGCTCGTCTCATAGGACCGCAGCACGTTGGACGTATCTTCGAGGATCGGAGTCGAGCCAATCACGATCTTGCGGTTTGCGAATGACAGAGTCCGGCGTTCGGCCAGTTTGAGCGGGTCGCCTTCCGGCCCGACTTCCATGGCGTCGGCCTCGTCAATGAGCAGGATGCGGACGTTATGGCGGCGAAGGTTGCGCGGCGACTTCGCGGCCACGATCTTCAGCGAGCCGCCGGGAAACCGCCGGGATAGGATCGTATTGCGGCCGCCTTCGGTTTCATCGGCAAGGAGTCCGCGAAGATCGGGCGTTGCCTCGAAAATCGGTTCAAGGTCGCTGACGGCATAGTCCCGGCAGTCGGCTTCGGTCGGCAGTAGTAGCAGGATCGGCGCGGGCTCATTCGAGACGTAGTTGGCCAGCGTACCCGTCAGCAGAGTCGACAGGCCGACGCGGACGGATTTAACGAGCGTGACTCGTTCGATTTCCGGATCGCTCACGGCCTCGGCAATGCCGCGCTGGAAAGGCCACAGGCGAAGCCGCCCCGGCGTTGCTGAAACCGTGTCAGGAAGCCGGAGAGTCGACTCCAGCCAATCCGGGAGAGAAATGCGCGGCGGCGGCACCAGTGCGCGCAAGGCGCGGCGCCGGACGGCTTGCAGGGTATCAGTCGCCATCGTCGCCCCCCAGCGCCGTGAGGGCTTCGCGGAGTTCGGAGTCGATGGCGGCAAGGTCGGCCTTGCCCAGATGCGGAAGACGCGCGCTGAGGCGGCCAGGAAGGGCTAGCAGCGCCGCGCGGAGATCGCGGCACACGGAAGCCCATTCCCTTTCGACTTCGGCGGCATCCAGCAGCTTGCCCGCCATCTGCGCGGCCTTAAGTTCCAGCAGGTCGGCGTTCGCTTTTTCCTTCCGGGCCTTGTCGGCAACGCCGGGTTTGGAATCCAGCCGGTGCGCGAGATAGGCACGCACGCATTTGCGGAGATCATAGCGTCCGGCCTTCCGTTCGATCACGGACTCGGCCGCAAGGCGATGAACACTGCGAACGGTTATGCCAAGCACTGATGCGAGCGCGGGTGCGTCCACGGTGAGCGGGTCGGATTCTTCGCCAAGCAGTTCTTCAATATTCGGTCTCATTGGGCCTGACTCGATTCAAAATTTTTGTGGAGTTTCGAATGTCGGGGCTCAGCGCCACCCGCGATGCACGCCCCCCGGTAAGGACCCGCTTTGCCAAGGCGAGGACGCAAGAGGACGGTGTTTAGAAAGTTTCCCATGAGTCGATTATTGGGGACTTTTCTAGAAGCGTCCTCTTGCGTCCTTTGGCCTGCTGATACGCTAGTCGAGAGCATCGAAACCTCCCGTCAGTGCAATGCCCATAAACCTGCGGCCATGCGTGCGGCTTTTGTCCCGCTCATACCCCCGCCGCACCAGTTCATCCCCAAATGCGCGAACGTATCCCGCCCCTGCTCCGTTGCTGTGGCAATACATCGTCCACGAGTCGAACAGGTCAGACGTTTTCGTTTTCGCGGTAGGAATTCGCTTGGTGCATTCGTCCAGCCATGCCCCGAAAAGATCGGTGGATTCACGATACGACTCCACGGCCAGCCGGATCGGCTCCGGAATGCCCAGCCCCGACTCCTTCCATTCGAGTGCACCACGCACGGCCCATGCGAGCACACCGGGCAATTCGTCCGCGATGATTTGCCGGTCTAGGTCGGCAATGCGTTCAGCCGCGGGGATCTGCACACCGAATTCAATGGGTACGAGTCGACGCCAGAAACCGTCGCCAGCATCCTGCACCCCGGGCAGAAAGTTGCCCCGCAACCAACTGGTATGCGTCGGCATGAAATCGAACGCTTCGGAATAAAGGCGGCGCGCGGCGATCCGTTCGCGCGAGGTGATCTTCTTGATCTTGTAATCATCGAACACGTCGCCCCGGCTCGTCTCATTGATCGAAGCCAGGCGCACGCCATGCAGCCGCGTTACCTGCCGTTCGGCTTCCGAGTCGCTGAATTGTCCGCGCACCAGCAAAGCCTTGTTCACGGCCACGGCATAGTCACCGAAGAGGGCTTCAACTACGTTCGCGAACGTGGACTTGCCAGAAGCGCCAGGACCATGGGCGAAGAATAGCTTTTCCTCGTCCACGACTCCAATGAGCGAATAGCCGACAGCGCGGCGCGCGAAGGCCCGCACTTCCGGATCGGGCAAGGCTCGCTTTAGGAAGGCCCGCCAGCGAGGCGCTGAGGCGTCAGGGTCGAACGGGGCGCCTGCCTGCTTGGTAATCCACTGCCCCGGCTCAGCGGCCACGAGGCGGCCCCTGCAGAGGTCCAGCACACCATTCGGCACGCCCATGAGCCACGGGTCCGCGTCCAGCCCGGCCGCCTTCACGCGAAGCGTCGGCAATTCCGATGCGCTGGCCAGTGCGGCCGTCTGCCTTGCGCGCACCTTCAGCAGCAGAGTCATCTGTTCAGAAAGCGCCTTGCCACGTCGAGACGATTTCATTTCAGCCTTCACGGCCTTGATCATCGCGCTTGCAGCGAATTCCTGCATGTAGTTGCCGGGCTCGCATGGAACCCATCGGACTCCGTCATAGTCCAGCCATTGCTTCGCCTCCGGAACATAGATCAGCTTGCCCCGGTGCGCCTCAGCGAAGGCATGGCCGTTGAACACGTCCCCGCCGAACCCTTCGCCAAGAGTCTTTTTCGCAATAACGATATTGGACTTGGCTTCGCCGTCGCTGGAGTCGCCCAGCAGGTCGGCAATGCGTTTATTCAGGCTCATTGAGCAGCCCTCCGCTGTTCCATGGCAAGCTGGGCAGCGCGTGAAGGTTTCGTCGGCTTCGGCAGCACGGCTTCGCCTTTCGCTTCCATCGCCAGCAGCGCCGCAGTCGAATGCTTCGGTTTGGCATCCCGCTTCGCTTTCCGCGCCTTGCGCTGCCAGTCGCGCAAATCATCCATGAGATCATCTTCAGCCGCCTGTCGGATGCGTTCGCAGCGGCGGGCATCTTCGAGGATTGCCGCGCTCATGGCAGGCCACCAGGACTCCGCGTCCAGCGCTTCGGCCTTCAGTCGCGATTGCGAGAAAGTGTACTTGCGGCGCTGTTCGGCCTTGCGCGGACGCCCATCCCATTTTGCCATGAGATCGTCCAAAGATTGTGCACGCAATTCGGACTTTCTATCTTGCCCTCTGCGCGTGGTCTGACTATTTTTCATTTCGAGGGCACCTCTCAATTTCCGGGGGCTTTCGACACTTATTCACTTGGCCGTGAAGAGTAATTCTGGAAGAGCCGGGCGCCCGCCCGGCTTTTCTAGTTTTGGGCCTTAGAAGTGGCCCGACAGGCGCACGGCAACGCTCGTGGCACCATTGCCAGCCGCGGCAACGCACACGCCGATTTTCAGGTCAGCGCCGGTAGAGCCCTGCTCTTCGCATTGCTCAGCCGCAGCATCCCAATAGACATCTTCGCCAACGGTGAAGACGGCCGTGGTGAGCTTCGGCAGCGTGAACACGCCGCCCGTCACGAGGTCGAGATCATCGCCGTTGTCAGCGTCTCCGGACGCAACGCCGAAGAGACTGCCGACAATCACGAGATCGCCGGACGAAACGGCAGCAGGTGCGGGCACGGTCAGCGTGTGGCCCGGTTGAATGAAGTTCTTCATGGTCAGACTCCTTTACTGGTCTGGAAAGTGAGAGTGTTGGGGGTGGGTCGGGACGCGGCAGCAATCTGGCGATCCAGGGCGGCGATAGCGGCGGCCATCTCCCTATCGGAAGAGTAGGTCACTTCTTCGCCGTTTTGGTCGCGGACGCTGCGCACGCCATTGGAACGAGCCTTGATAAGCTCGTCCCGCATGGTGGTCAGTTCACTGACGGTGAGAGCCATCAATCGCCCTCATTCTTGTAGCCGCCGCGCCAATCGACAGCACCGGCACCGAAGTCGAGGATCACGCGCATTTCCATGCCCAGCGTGCGCCAGCCTTCGCGGGTCGCGATCTGCGGGCCTTGCGCACCCGACAGATAAGCGTGCTCAAAGCAGGCCAATTGTGCCGGATCGGCGAAGACGTACCAGGCCGAGTCATCCGTAAGGCGCGGCTCCACAAGCAACTGGAGCTTGCCGGAGAACGGATTCACGTCGCCCGTCGTAGCGGCCTGAATAGCGGCCAGCGCCTGTTCGGCTTCCGTCTCGCGGTTCGGGTGCACCAGCAGGTACTTCGGAGTCGCCGCAATCGGAGTCACGCCGTCCAGCCCCTTCGCCATGCGCATGGCAAGGCGGGCGTCGGCCAGCGCTGCCAGAATGACGGTGCCGCCCGTATCGTATTCGAGGATCGGGCCACCAGACGCAGCAATGTTGCCATGGTCAGTGTGGAAGAGCGCCTTGGTGTCACCCATCGTCGGGTTGCTTTCCAGCAGCGCCACGAGCGTCTTCGCCTCGTATTCGGCGGCCTGACGGCCAGCGGTGCGGCTCCAGTCGCCGAACGCACCAAGATCGTCATTCACGAGGGCCTTGCGGCTCAGCGAGAACATGGCGGCCGCAGTGTCCAGCGAATAGGACTCCTTCGCCTCGCCGCGCGTCACGCTTTTCACCTCGCCCGACTCCGTCAGCTTGTCCAGCGCACCGACTTCAGAAATCTGAAGGCGGTTGATCGGCCGGAAGTCTGCCGCGGTGGTCTGGCGCGAGATCAGCTTCAGCGGGCTTTGTGCCACCTCATAGGCGGCGCGAAGCGTGCGATTGCCCGTAGCGGTCAGCAGATTCGGGAAGTCGCTCGTGGTGTGCATCGCACGTTCGAGGATCGCTTCACGGCTCAGACCGGAAACGGACTCGCCACGGGCCACGAGGATTGCACGGGCGTCGTCTGCCAGCGTGTTGCCCATGTATTGCCGGGCCTGTTCTGCGGGGACAGCGCCAGACATGCGGGCATAGAGCGCGTCGGCCAGGTTCCGCGTCAACGCTTCCGGGCTTTCAGCCTGCGGGCTGGCCACACGCACAGTGGCGTGGCGGGCCTGCATAGCTTCGAGCGCGGCCGAACGGGCGGCCTCAATGGTCGCTTCGGCGTCGATCTGGCCATTTGCCCAATCGGCGTCGAGTCCGGACTGGTCAGCAAGCTGACGAATCGCGGAATTCATTTGCGCCCGAGTTTGCACAACGGGCTTGGTTGCGGCCGGGGTTTCCGGCACTTCGAGTTCATCTTCCATATCGGAGACTCCTTTGTTGAAAGAGCGCGTCTTTGCGCCGGGGGTCGCGCCAACCGCAGTCAGCGAGATTTCGTGGATGGTGTAGGCAGTCACGGTGCGGAGGCGCTCACCATTGGCGCCCGTGCCTATCTCGAACTTGTCGATGGTGTAGCCAGGCGATACGTCGAAGACCTGCCCGGCTTCCATGTCGCGCCCGATGGTGAGGGCAGCGGCAGGCGACAGTTCACCTTCGAACATTGCATGGCCATTCTCGAACCAAATGCGCGTCACCTGCCCGATCCGGTGTTCAAGGTCGCGGCGATGATCGCGCAACAGCGGAATCGGCATCCGCGACAGGTTCGCCGAACCATCGCGCGACTGCATGATTTCCATGAGGCCGCCCATGCGCACGGGCGTTTCATTCCACGCCTCGCCATGGAAGCGCCGCGTTGCGGGATCATAGCTCGTCAGGCGAAGCGAGGCTTTTCGAAGCGAGAGAATGTCAGTCATCTGATACTCAACTTTTTCGTGTGTTTACGTTTTGTTCTTAAGGCTTCGGCGCGTTGAAGGTCAGGCCAAGGGATTCTTCCCTCGCCGCGTCCGCAGCAATTTCGGCGTCCAGTTCTTCGATTGCCCAGCCTTGCGCACTGACGGCCTGGCGGCGCGACATGAGGCCGGACTCGATGGCCGCTTTAGTCGCCTGCACGTCTTTGAGCGGATCGACCCACGGCATTGCGGGCGGGTGGAATTCGGCGGCGAGATAGTCGGCCAGGTTCGACTCGAAGCCGTCCGCATTGACGTTGCCCGACAGGATCGCGGACGTGACGAACCGTTCCCATAGCGGCCGCAGCACCTGCGGAATCAGGATCGTATATTGCAGCCGTTCGATATGTGCTCGGAAGGTAATGAGCGCGGCCCGCAGACTCGAATAGTTGGCGCGACTCACGTCACCCGTCAGCATGAATTCCGGCACACCGAGCCCAGTGGCCACAGCGCGAAGCTGGGCTTGCAGGAATTCCGTCGATTGCTGGGCCTGCTGCGGGCTGTTGAACTTCACGTCGAGTCCCGGCGGAAGGCGTTTCAGGCTTCCCGGTTCCATTCCGTCCACAAGGCCGCTGGAGTCAGCGTCATACGGAATGTCGGACTGGCCATTCTGATCGATCAGGAAGCCAGCGTGAAGCGCGGCCACCTTGAAGCCCGTTACAAGGGCGTCTTCGAGTCCGTCGATTTCAGCGAGCCGTAGCAGCACGGGGGCCAGCCAGGTCACGCCGCGCACCTGCCCAATGCCCACGGGTGCACAAAGGTGCAGCACGTCGCTTGCAGGAATGCGAACGGCCGGGGCGTAGGTGATTTCGGTTTGCGTCGGCTTGGCAGGGAGAACCCAATAGGCCGCGCGCGTGCCGTCAGCATGGTATTCCACGCCCCCGACGATATAGCGCCCGTCGCCAAGGTCGGCCGTTTTCGACTCGTCCAATTGCTCAGCCGGGATGGCGCGCACACGAAGGCCACGCGGCGTCTGGACAAGGTGCAGCAACGAGTCGCCGTCCACGACCATTCCATGCACGGCAAGTCCGATGACTCCCGCAAGATCGCTGCGGCCGTCAGCATCGGCCACGTTCTGCCAGTCGGCCCATGCCGTCCCCAGCGCCGCGCGCACATCGGCATCCGTCGTCTTGCTCGCAGGCGTTATGCCGGTGCCGACAAGGTGCGTGACAAGCACTTCCACGCCGCTGCGGGCGTGCGCGTTGTTGTTGTAGAAATAGCGTGCCCGGCTTCGCATAGGACCGGCGGCGGCCAGCGCTTCCGTCGAGACGCTGCCGAAATGCGCACCCCGATCCCAGCGCCGGGAACCGGACGCGCCATCGAAACGGCGGACGGGATCGGGCGCAATCGCGCGAGCGATAGCCATACGAGCACGGGCAAAGGCGGAGGGGCGGCGCGTCATGACTAGGCCGCCAGCATCGGTGCCAAGATACTGTTGAGTCTGATTTCAGTGATGGCGGCGAGCGGACGGCCGCTATCGATAATCTTACTCGGCTTGTGATCATACGCCTCAATAGACGCGCTGTATTTGAAGCCTTCGGTGCTGTGGCGAAGCCTGAACCGGAAAACCCATTCTTCGCCAGTTCGCATTCCTTTAAGGGCAGATCGCAGCCCTTTTTTCACGGCGCCCGCAACAAGGCGGTTGCTACGCCCGCCCAAGTCAGCTTCAGAAGCCGCGAGCAGGATCAATCCGGCGGCAATTTCAGCGTCCCCGAAAGCGCCCGTCCGGCCACGGCCGGTAGACAGCTCCGGCTCCAGAAGGCCCCGGTCCCGGTATCCGCGTAGCATCGTGTAGACGCTTTCCGGTTCTCTATTGAAGACCGCAGCCCCAATTTCAGAAAGCTCGCGAAGGGTCGTTTTCATATCTCAGCTCCTATCCAATTTACACCCCATTAACATGTTGCATGTTGAAACGCAACTTGCTAATGTGCGCAAGTCGATAGGCGGAGATGTATGCCTCTCCGTGCCGCCGACACGCCGCCCCTCTTGTTTCTCCTCGTCGAGGGGGCGGCAGGACGCTGCACCATGACAGCGTTCCGGAAAGCGCGCATGGGGGACTTCCGGGAAGCTGGACTCCGTGCGCGTTTATTCTGGGCTTTAGGAAAGCAGACCGGAAACGCGCTTGCGGGTCATTACCTGCCCGGCCCACCAGTCCATGAGCTTGCGGCGTTCTTTCGTGTAGGTCGCGCGAGCATAGGCGCGTCGAACTTTTCCGCCCGGCAACTGGTGAGCAAGCGCGCTTTCGATCACATCCGGATTCCAGCCGTGCTCATTGGCGTGACTGCTGAAGTTTGAGCGGAAGCCGTGAATGGTCATCTTGCCCCGCCAGCCCTTCTTGTAGAGCGCATACAGCATCGTGTTTTCGGACATCGGCTTACCCTTCTGAGGGAACACCAGACCGGACTCCGGCCATTTGCCCCCGCCCGCCTGTTCTTTCAAGATAGCAACGGCCTGCGGCGTTAGTGGCACCACATGCGGAAGACCCATTTTCATTCTGTCGGCCGACAGGTGCCATTCGGCGCCATTCGTCCGGCCAAGGGAATGGAATTCAGACCAATCAGCAAACCGGACTTCGGCGCTGCGGGCAGCGGTCAGCACGAGGAATTCAATCGCCCTCGCCGTTGTTCGGTTCTGGTAGTCGTCAAATTGGGCAAGCGCCTTGCCGAGATCATCCATGCTGCCCATGAGCCGGTGTTGCGTCCGCGGCCGCGCAAGGCGCGTTCGGCCAACTTCGGCTGCGGGATTGAAGGACAGGTCATACCGCACACAGGCCAAGCCGAAGATGGCGGTAAGGTACTGCAAGATGCGCGTGGCCGTTTCGTACTGCCCGGCGGCGCGGCGCTCTTCGAGAATGTCGAGTACCTCAGACGGCCGGACGGCCGACACTTCCTTGCTGCCGATTTTCGGGAAGACGTAGGTTTCCAGCCGGGCCGTCACCACACGTTTAGTGATCGGCTTCCATTTGGGCTCATTCTCCCGCAGCCAGGATCGGGCCACGGTCTCGAAGCTGGAAACTGAATTCTTGCTGAGTCCCCCGGCCATGGCGCGCGCGTGCTGCAACGGTAGGGCTGGCCAATCCCCTAATGTCTTGATTGTCTCCCGGCCGTCAGTGAATTGACGCACCCGCCACGTCTTCTTGCCATTCGGCTTCACAAGCAGGTGGAGTCCACCTTCATCGAACATCTTGTATTGCGTCTCTCGCGGTTTTGCAGAGCGCACCTTCGCGTCCGATAGTGTGGCCAT